GGAATTGGTCAACTGCGCGCTTGGGTCCCAACCGGTATCAATGTCTACCGCCTAATCGAGGGCGATACCAAACCCAGCAACTTATTCGCGGATCTGGTCTACTATCTACTAACCAGCAAGAGCCAAGGCGTTGGTAATATCGTACCGCCAGAGTTGATCGACATCGACTCCCTACGCATCACCGCCAATTTCCAACGCTCGAACAGAATCTTCTTCGATGGTGTTGTAGAAGATAGCGATAGCTTCCGCTCCTTCCTGTACGACAACGCAGCCCTACAGCTCTGTAACTTCACCATCAAAAATGGCCGATTCGGAATGATGCCAGCGCTGCCTTACAACAGCAATTACGAAATCAGCACCAGCCCGATTGCTGTTGATCAAATTTTCACTGCCGGCAACATCATCCAAGACAGCCTGCAAGTTCAGTACATCGACGCCGCCCAGCGTTCAAACTTCCGTGCTCTGGTTAGTTGGCGCATTACCGTCGAGAACGACCTACCCACGCAGGCATCCGCCTTGGTCGACTGGGCCGACATCGCGGAAGGCAACCGTGCCACCACCCAGCAAGCCTTTGATCTGACGGACTTCTGTACCAACCGCGCCCAAGCGTTGCTGACTGCTCGCTTCCTGCTGAGCATCCGCCGCCGCGTCACTCACACCGTCAGCTTCAAAACCGTACCCGACGCCCTCGGCATCCAACCCGGTTCCTACATCCGTGTGATCACCGAAGCCACCACCTACAGCGCCACCAACAACGGCGGCATCACGGACGCCGGAACCTTGGTCAGCATCACAACCATCGCCAACGGCACCTACGACGCCCTGGTCTACAACCCCGCTACCGGCGCTGTAACAGAACAACGAATCACCATCGCAAACAATGCCGTTACAGACTCAACGCTGTACGGATGCCTGTTCACGCTGCTCAGCTCGACGGCCAACACTGGTATGTATCAAGTGGAGCAGCTCACCCTCGACGAGGACGGTCTGGTCAGCGTTTCCGCTGTGGAAGTCCCGGTCGATAGCACTGGAGCTAGCATTGTGGCAAAGGACGTGTTGAACGAAGCCGCGTTCCGGGTGCTTGAGTAATGGCGTTTCCTCCGCTGCCTCCAACCAGCCGCGACTTCAGCCCAGGTGACTGGCCGATCAAGCGTTTCAGCTCTCAATCTGGTGCTGAAGTGCGCATTCTGTATGGAAGTCAGCGGATTAACGCCAAACTTAAACTAGGCTACGAAAACATTAGTGATACAAACGCACAACTGTTTCTAGATGACTACGCAGCCCAAATTGGCACACTACGCACGTTTGACTTACCGGTAGCCACGCGCACTGGCTGGAGTGGCAGCTCTGGCAGTATTGACGCGCCCCCGGGGACACGCTGGCGCTACGAGAACGAACCATCGATAAAAGCAGTTCGCCCTGGTCGCAGTAGCGTTACAGTGAATCTGGTGGCTGTGATCTGATGGCAAAGGTCTATACCGGGCGCGACGGCCGCCTCTTAATCGACGGACTCGAGCAGATCAAGGTAACAAATTGGTCAATGTCGGGCAATCTAGAGACGCTTGAAACGACCAGCCTTGGTGATAACCAACGTACATACGTACCGGGCGTACAAGACTTTAGCGGCAGCGCTACCTTGCTGTACTACAACGACGGGACAGGGCGTAACGATGCCGCTACAGCGCTTAAACACTTACTAAGAATTGGTGCAGTAGCTGAATCTGATACAGTAGATCTTAGACTTAGGCTCTCGGAAGGTAGCAGTAATCATGATGTACGATTAACTGCATACATCACTAATGCTAGTTTTGGTGCCAGTGTAGGGGAAGTTAGTTCCGCTCAGATCAGTTTTCAAGGAACAGGAGCGCTTACAGCGGTGACCATATAATGGGTATTTATTTAGGACAAATTGGACAGATAGAACTCAGCCGCAAATCACTAGAAGGCTCCTTAGAATCTGTCGTAAACCCCTCTGATGTAAACCCTGAGCGTGACCGCTTTAGTTTTGATTTTGATGAAGGCTGTTTAATCAGTGGTGACCTGATTGAGATAACAGCAACTGACGGAACAACGCTCGACTTCATCACCGCCGCTGGTTGGGCAATCGGTGCGGTGCAGCCAAGTGGCAACTGGTACGTTTTTATTGACGAGCTCGGTGGGATACGGCTTTATGATAACTTTGACGACAGCTTAGAAGGTAGTACCGCTGGCCAAATAAGCCTCGCAGCAATCACACGCAATATCCCTATACGTGTTACTGTGCGCGATCGCGATTCACGCATATTAGCTAATGTTGTTGAGTATGAACTCAACACTAATCGTGAGACGGTTGACGTCACCGCACTCAGCGATCAGCATCGTCAGCAGTACAGCAGCCTTATCACAGGTAGTGGCAGGCTTACTGCTCATTGGGATTACACCAATATCACAGGCGCGGAGCCTGTTCACTACTTAATGCAGCTAGTTATACGTACCGAGGTCGGCTCAGCTTTCCACGGCAAGTTTTACGTCAAAGCGCAAGACACCAGAGCTCGGGGCGGCGCGTTCGACGCTACTCAAATTAACGATGCTCTCTGGTGGGAATTCGATGCTTTAGTGACAAATTCTGCTGTTAGTTTTACTGCAGACAGCATTATAGTTGGTACTATTGATTTTGTAGCTACGGGCCCAATACGGCTGCGAGCTCGCACACAGCAGCGACGCTACTTACTACAAGAATCAGGTGACAAAATAGAGTTAGAGCAAGATCCGACTTCTTACCTACTATTAGAAGAGCTGGAGTGAGCCCTATACTGGGCATAACTGTAAGCACTGCCAGGAAGCTGCGGGCATGGCCGATCTCAGGATTACGGAACTGGCGGCTCTTGCTGGTGGCGATCTCGCGGCTGGTGACCTGCTGGCGATTGCGGATATCAGCGCCAGTGAAACCAAGAAGATCACAGTCACCGACCTGGTTGGTCGGGCTACCACTCTGATTGCTGACGCCACGATTCCAGGCGCCAAAATACTATTCGGTAGCGAGCAGATCGCTGGTAGCGCCATCGCGAGTGGTGGCATCGGCGCAACCCAGCTCGCCAACGACGCTGTAACCGCCGCCAAACTGGCCGACGAATCCACTGTCGATCTCGTCACAACGCTCCCCGCCTCCGGCGCTTTCGTTGGTCAGATCGCACTGGACACCGACGACAGCAAGATCTACTGCTGGAACGGCAGCACTTGGGTCAGCATCAAAGCCGCCGGCAGCGTCAACACCGTTATCGGCAGCAGTAGCGGTGTCGTCAATATCAGCGTTACCACCTCCGGCGACGAAGTCACGATCAGCACCACGCTGGACAACACCAGCGCCGCAGCACAATTCCTCGCTGGTCCGACTGCCGCTGCTGGAGCTGTAGGCTACCGCACGATTGCTGCAGGCGACCTGCCAACTGCCACTACAAGCGCCAAGGGTGCTGTTGTCGTCAACGGCAACGGTCTGGTGCTAAGCGGCGACACCATCACCATCAATAACACGGTCACCGCCGAAGCTAGCAATTACCATGTTGTTCAGTACACCTCCAAGGGACTTGTAACCGGTGGCCGCACACTCGTAGGTGCTGATGTACCTGTAGCCACCGTAAGTACGGTTGGTGTTATCAGTCCCGGTAGTGGTTTAGGTGTTACCGGTCTCGGTACCCTCAATCACAGCAATGCAGTCGTTGGAGGTACTGCAGCTAAAGTCACATACGACAATCAAGGCCACATAACCAGCGCGCTATCTCTCAGCTCTACTGATATTCCAGATCTTGACGCTAGCAAGATTACAAGCGGCACATTCAGCACTGCCCGTCTTGCACCAAACAGCGTCACCGCAGATCAGCTAGCTGACTACGGAATCGCGCAAGTCAGCAGCTCGCAGCCTGTCCCCGAGTTCGCCGGCCAACTCTGGATCAATCCCACCGACCGCACCGCTTACGTCTGGGTCGGTCAAGTCTCCCCAGCTCAGGGCTACTACCTCCCACTTAACAACGAGTTCGGCGCTCAGGCCAACTTGCGTTTCGGTGGTACGTACAACGCTAACACCAACACCATCGCCAGCCTGAACACTTACGGCGCCGGCGCTGGTCTGACAGTTGGATCCTCGCTGGTTGCCCCGACGGCAGCCAGCGCTGGCGTTTATCTGCTGGTAACCACTGCTGGCACTGGCGTAGCACCTGCACCAGCTGTCGCCCTCGACGTTGGCGACTGGATCCTCAGCCCCGGCCAAGGCACAACGTGGACACACGTCAACTTGGTTGGCGCGGGCATCAGCGTGATTGATGCTGGTGACGTCACTTTCTCTGGTGGCTCCTTAACGCCCGCCATGACTGGCGTCGCGGACGCCGAAGCAGCTCTGACCACATTGTGGGGCCGCGTCCAGATCGCCACAGCATCAACGCTAGGCATTGTCCTCGAAACAACCGAGATCGAGGTCAACAACTCCACGGGTGCCATGACAGTTGGCACTGTCGATGAAGGCACCTACTGAGTGGTGGCATGTCCGGCTTTAATTACAATGGCGAAAACCTGCCCAAAGGAGGCACACCCGGTGAGCTGCTTGTAAAAGTCAGCAACGCCGATTACTACGTCCAATACAAAACTCTCACGGAAGTCTTCGCCGAGTACGAATTCGAGATCGACGAGGGCGAATACTAGACTGGGCCGTAACGCCGTCCCAGAGGGGAGTTAAGGCATGGCTACTTGGCAGCATCTCCGTAGCAGCACCGCAAATAAGCGCCCCACCACCAGCTTGGCTGACGGGCGCATTGCGATCAACACGAATACCGCAAGCCCCGGCCTTTTCTTCAAGGATTCTGCTGGTACAGGCATCGTCAAGGTCGGCCCTGTCCACGTAGGTACCACAGCGCCGAACAGTGTGCCGGCTTCCGGCGGCAGCACCGGAAACTACACAGGTGAGCAGTGGCTGGACACGAGTGTGTCCCCTGCTCAGATGAAAGTCTGGAACGGCAGCACCTGGGTCGGCATTGTCGCCGACGAACTGCCTGTCTCCAAACTGCAAGACGGTGCTGCCCGCCAGCTCATCCAAACTGATGCTGCTGGTACTGGTGTTGAGTGGACCAGCAACGTTGATGTACCAGGCACGCTGGACGTTACCAGCACCGCAACATTCGACAGCATTGCGCAGCATCCGTTGGGTACTGCTGGCGCACCGACGATTACCTTCACCGGTGACACCAACACCGGCCTGTACTCCCCCGGCGCAGACCAAGTAGCCATCTCGACTAATGGCACTGGGCGGTTGTTTGTTACAAGTGACGGGAAAATCGGTGT